GGTGAAGGCCCCATCAGTTCAAGGTGAAGTAGGACAACTGAATAGTAGTGATCTTCAAAAGTTATTGGCTGTTATAAGAAAAAGAGAATCATCCAATAACTATAAAGCCATCAACACTTTGGGGTATTTGGGTGGTTATCAGTTTGGTATGGCAATGCTTGAAGATTTGGGTTATGTTAAAAAAGGATCTTGGGCGAAATACAAAAAAAATAAAAAACTTGCATTGGATGAAGTTTGGGCAGGGAAAGCCGGAATATCTAAACAATCAGATTTTTTAAATAACTCATCCGAACAAGATACTGCAATGATATCAGCCCTCAAAATCTGGTTCAGCAGAATGAAACAATCAGGATATGCCGGCCCTGATACCCCAAGAACCAGACTAGCCGGTCTCTTAATGGTTGCCCATTTAAAGGGAACAGGTAAGGGTGGTGTTCGGGATTTTTTGAAAGGGATTGCATCGCCTGATGGTTATGGTACATCTCCCAATGAGTATTATAACTTAGGATCACAATCGATTGATGCAACAACTCCTCCTGTATTACCAAATCAAAACTCTGAAACAAATATCAAAACACAAGATGAACCTATTAAGCCTTTAGCCACAATAGGCAATACATCGTATGGTATGTCTGCAGATGCTATATTGAAAGGTGATCCAACAACAATGGGGTTTATTGACCCAGATCTTAAATACCCATTACCAAGCCATGTTAATGAACCAGACACTCATCGTTTAGCACGACATGATAAGATTGATAAGACTATTGTTAGTGATAAGAAAAATAATAGAGTATTGGATATATCATTAGCAAACTCAGGTATAACTTGGAAACAACCCCCAATACCATATAATGCGGTATACCCACATAACCATACAACTATAACGGAAGCCGGCCATATTATTGAACTTGATGATTCAGCAGGTTCAGAACGCATTCACATATACCATAGTAGTGGGACTTTTATTGAGATTGATAATAATGGAACAAGGGTTGACAGAGTATCAGGAACTCAATGTACCATCATTGAACAAGATGGAACAACATTAATAAAGGGAACAGGAGTACTTAATATTGATGGTGATTTTTCAGTTGATATAAAGAAATCTCTGCATGTGGAAGTATGGGGTGATATTAAGATGCATGTACATGGAAATGTGTATCAGCAAGTTGATGGTGATATGAGTACTGATTGCAAAAACTATTATTTGAATGCAAGAGAGAATATCAAGGTTGTTGCAAAAAATAATATGTCTATGAGATCAAAAAACCATCATGTTGTGGCAAAGGAAAATCTCCACCATCAATCATCAAAATACCATAACTTATCAGCATCATCATATGCACAAGATTCAAAAATCTCTAATATTAACTCAGGAAAAGCAAAACCTGCAACAATAGCAAGTGAAGAGTTACAACAGCCAAATGGGTGGACTAATGAACAAACATTTGTTTTGCCTGCATGGGAACCCAATATTACTGAGATTGCAGTAAATGATTCTGTTATTTCAAATGTTGAAACATATGAGAATGATGATGAGACAGTTACACCAGCAACAACCTCACCGTCAGATCCAAGTTTGCCAACTGTCGGATCATTCTCGGCAGTCCCTACATCAGGTGAAGACCCGAAGATTACTGATTTTAATCTATCAAAAACAACTGATATTATCCCAACATCAACCTTTACTATTGAATATCCAATCACTGCAGCCACAAGATTATCACAAAACTTTAAGTTGGGGGATCTTTGCAAATCAACAATCCCCATTAATGGTGGTAAGATGGTATTACCAATAGCACAACACGGCTTAGGTGTAGATAATATTATATTAAATCTACAACGTTTAGCATCAACAGTGCTTGAACCGTTATTAGCAAAGTTCCCAAATCTTAATATCACTAGTGGATTTAGATTAATAAAGGGCACAAAAAAATCCAGACACGAGTTGGGATTAGCAACTGATGTTCAACTGAAATCTAATATTACGGGTCTAAACAAGTTAAATACATGTTTGGTTATAGCCAAATATTTAACAGAAACCTTAGCCATACCCCATGTCAACAAAGTTATACTTGAATATACTTCTGGTGGTGGTGCTTGGGTACATATTCAGATTAATCCAGTATCATCCGCCGGTTATGGGAATGCACAAATAAACTCATCAGATATAAATGGTAAGTATACTATTTACAATCATAATGATTCTCGGATTGGTGGTCAGTTTAGAAATGGCTTTGTTTTAACATTACCGTAGGGGGCAGACTAAGTACATTAAATCATATTCAAGAGAATCATCAAATGGCGACAGTAACATATTCAAACACAGACTTTGCTGATATAGATGGCAATATGATTTTCAATCCAGCCACTATGGATATTATGAAAGTCACTGGAAGAGAAGCCATCAAAAACTCTGTGCGCAATATCATTATGGTATCAACTCATGAAAGATTATTCCAACCCGGATTATCAACTTTTATTGGTGCAGCATTATTTGAAAACTGGGACATCGGGAATAGATTAGCGGCTGAAACTGAGTTGAGGGATGTACTTGAAAGATATGAACCAAGGGTTAAACTTATAAAGATATCATTAGATATTAATAAGATTGATTCAAATGAGTTAGCACTTTTGGTTGAAGTTGAACTCATAGCACTTAAAGAATATGCAACCATCAGTATAATAGTTGAACGGGCGAGGTAATAATGGCAACAACAAACTTAGTAGTTTCAGACTTAGACTTCAAACGGATCAAAAAGAATATTAGGGATTTTATGAAATCCCAGGAAACCTTCAAAAGTTATAACTTTGAAGGTTCATTTCTAACTATCCTGATTGATGTACTCGCATATAACACACATTATAATGGTGTGTATAATCATGTTGCCATAACAGAATCATTCATGGATTCTGCAGCCAAAAGATCATCAGTATTATCAAGAGCCAAAGAACTTGGATATACCCCCAGAACGATTACAGCATCTACTGCTCTTATAACAGTAATGATTAATAATGTAAATACAAATGAATCATCAACCTTCAAAAATATTGAACGTGGTGTGAGGTTCAGAGGTAGTTATGGTTCTGTGTTTTATGATTTTATCACTGTTGGGTCTACCCGTGCATATTTGAGAAATGATGCATATGTGTTTGATAATGTTGAAATAAAAGAGGGTACTCTAAAATCATATTCATTTAAAGTGACTGAGGATAATGCCCAGTTACCTTTTGTATTACCACATCAGTTTATTGATTCAACAACCATAGGTGTTTCAGTTCAAGAAAGTGAAACATCATCAGGTGTTGAAGTATTTGATTTTTATGATAGCATGTATGGGGTAACTAGACAAAGCAAATCCTTTTGGGTTCAAATAGGTATTTTTGGACAGCCTGAGATTTATTTTGGTGATGGCGTTATCGGAAAAAAACTTAGTCCCGGTAATGTTGTTTTGGTTGATTACTTGGTGACTCCCGAAACCCCAACCAATGGGGTCACCAAGTTTCAAGCAACGGCTGACCCCATTGCAGGCTTTTCAAGTTCACGGGCTATTGTGTTGACAGTGAATGATTCATTTGGTGGTGCACAACCTGAATCTATTGAATCCGTAAGATCAAATGCTCCTCTTTATCATGCAGCCAGAGGTCGTGCAGTAACAGTTAATGATTATTATGGACATTTACAAAATAAGTTTCCCTTTATTGAAACCATATCCATTTGGGGTGGAGAAGATAATGTACCCCCAGAGTTTGGGAGAGTGTTTATATCTATCAAACCAAAGATTGGTTATTATATATCTGAACAAACAAAACAGTTTATTATTCAAGATTTGGTTGCCACTAAGAGTGTTGTGACTATTCAACCCAAGTTTGTGGATCCTCTGTATATCTATATGAGTTTACAAATAAAACTTTTGATTGATAATAAAAAAACAACAATGCCTTCACATGCAAGTTTTAATGCCCTCATAACTCAATATGCAACTCAATACTTTTCAACTCGAATGAACCAGTTTAACAGTTCATTTATCGGGGCTGAACTGATTCATTATATCCGTTCAATAGATAAAGCAATCACCGGGGTTGATGTGACATCTACATTGCAGTTTAAGTTTAAGTTTAAACCAGGTGTCAGACAATCTGTGACAAATACATTTGGAAATAAGATTAGATATGCTACTCTTGTGAGCCAACCATTTATGGCCCAAATAGGTTCAGTTGCAACTGAGGTTATTGTAAAAGATATCCCTGTCGGGTTTGGTGATGATGTTGCATATAAACAAAAAGGAACCTTGTATCTATTTTCATTTGCTAGTGGGAGTAACTTAATCAAAATCGGGAGCGTTGATTATAACTCAGGGAATGTTGAAATAGATGAAATCAATATTAACTCTGTTTCAGCAGGGGGTGATGAGTTGAGAATAACAGCCGAGTTGCGGGGGTATGATGCGTTTGCAAGATTTAATACAATCATAACACACGATCCCGAAGCAGTTGGGTCCATTCCCGGTATTAATACGGGTATCTTTGTTACCTCTTCTGGATATTAATAATGTTCACCAGAACAAAACATCCAAGATTTGCATTCGTACGCAATCAGTTACCAAAATTTATTCAAGATCATTATGAAACATTTGTGGTTTTCTTGGAAACTTATTATAAATATTTGGATCAACAGTTTGTGGATCCCCTTTTTGTCCGTGATCTGGATGAGACATTAGATTCATTTATCGATCATATACTTGTGGATATTGATTTAAATATCCCAGATTATGCAAAAGTAGATAAAAGATTATTTTTAAAACATATCCGTGATCTGTATGAGTCCAAAGGTAGTATTGAATCATATCATTTATTGTTCAGATTGCTGTTCGATCTGGATGCTGAAATATATACCCCCAATATTTTAAGAGCCTCAGACGGTCATTGGGTTCAGCCTATCAGAATGGCCGTTGAGGTGATCAGTGGCGATATTGAAAATATCACTAACCGTTATTTGATTGGATTAAACTCCCAATCAAAAATGGTGGTTGAAGGATCAAAAGGTTTTCCACGAACCTATTTTGATGAAAATGGTGTATCACAAACTAAAATAATCCATTGGCTTGATGTTAATCCCACAACCTTGGAAGGGGAGTTCCAAATATGGGAACAAATAATAACTGAAAATAATGTAGATTTTTTTGACCTGGTTACTTACAATATTACGGGAAGTGATTGTTTGATCACTTCTCAAAAACAACACCAACTTGTTCCCGGTAGTACTATCTATATTAAGTTGTTCGGCCAGTTCCACCCAATCATAGTACAAAATATTTTTGATAAGAAATCATTCACCACAACAATCATAGGGTTACCCAACGGGTTTGGTGAGACAGAAATATATAAAGAAAATACTATATCGGATAAGGTTGTTCTTAAAGTACTACCAACTATTAAAAACCTTGAAGTGACTGAAGGTGGTTCTTTATATTCAATAGGTGATAGAGTTCAAATCGAATATGATGGTTTGCCATTAACAAATAACTTGATATTCGTTGAAAGAACAACAGGGCTTGCATTTATCCAAAATGATGCAGTTTATAATCAAGTTGGGAATGAACTGTTTGTATATACAACAAGATACCATAGATTGGGTCTTAATGATGTGGTGCGCCTCGAGTTTGCAGCCGGTGTGGCAACAACAAACTACCAAGTTGTGGAGATTGTTTCACCTACCAAGTTTAAAGTAATAACATCATCAAATGCAATATTGACAGGCACTGTCAATGTGTATAACGCAACCAACTCAGGGAAAATACAATCACTTAATATCATCGATATCTGTGTGGGTGTCCCCCAAAATATAAATATAACTATATCATCTGAGTTGGGGTCCAATGCAAAAGTTATTCCACATATCGGGGCTTTATCCTATACCGGCGGCTATTATAGTAATGATAATGGATTGCTGAGTAATAAACATGTGGTGTTGCAAGATAATAAACGTAATCAAATCTATAGTTATAATATCAGAGTTGCTGAGTCTATTAATATTTGGCGTTCAGCAGTTAAAACATTGATTCACCCAGCAGGTATGACATTCGGTGGTGACCTCGTAGTACCACTATATGCCGAGTTGGGTTCATTCTTTAAAGTATCATCAAGAACATATGTTACAGCACTCACCCGTGCCCCAATGCGGGTGCATACCTATATTGCTATCAACCATTTAACTGATGTTAAATCACTTGCTATTCCTTATAGATTGTTGGCAAGATGGGAACATCTAAAGTTTAATGTGTTGCCAAGTGATCAAGCATATAGTGTCTTTAATAAAGATGCCATATATGGGGGATGTGAAAATGTTAACTATACAGGTACAGCAAATGAGGGCTATTGGTTTACTGAAACAAGTGCTATCGAAGCAATACCTAATACCACATTAAGATTTGTAACATACACAAAAAGAATAACAGAAATAGATGTCACACCCCAAAATGAAGTGGATTATGATGGTGTTGTTCTTCCCGATGTTATTTCACCTATTGATTACCAATATTCCCAATCAATAACTGAGGTTGATGTCACACCTCATTTTTCATTTGAATACTCTGAAATCACATTACCAGATGTGATTTCACCAACACAATATCTGTATTCAACTATTATTACTGAGGTTGATTCAACACCCCAGTCTTTATATACATACTCTGAAATCACATTACCAGATGTGATTTCACCAACACAACATCTATATTCAACTATTATTACTGAGGTTGATTCAACACCACAATCCTCATTTGAATATTCAGAAATCACATTACCAGATGATTTTGAACCAACACAATATGTGTATACCCCCATAATCACTTCTCATACATTGCCTGAGTATGAATACGAATATGTGGTTGAGTCTGAATCAGGATCTATAGGTGAAGTTGGGTTGGGTGATGATGCCGTCGGTGGTGGTGAAACATTTATGTTGCTTGTTAATGAAACAGGCGGTATAATAAATGTACCAACTCCGGTGAATGATCCAACATCTTGTGGGCCTATGAGTTCAACACCGGTATCAAATGGTTTTGGTGGTTTGGTACGCACAAGTGTTGATTCAAATATAAATGTAACGTACTATGAATCCCCCTTCCAAAACTCTGCCAGCCTACTACCAGTTGGAGATGCCCCGACTGCATCAGGTCGTGATGGACTAATAAAATCCCCAGTTGCATATACTGGAGCACAAGTCATCATTCAGTTACCATCAAATGATACTGTGTCAAATAGCCCTATTGGATCAAACCCAACCGCCATAGGCTTTGGTGGCCTGAACCGGGTTGAAGATTTAGTTAGCATCACAACACCATATTATGAATCCCCATACCAAAACTCTGCCAGCCTGCTACCAGTTGGAGATGCCC